AGAATAAGCGTAAACGGGAAGTGTGATAGTAGTCGTTTCACTCCTTCAAGCGGGCGGGGGCCGGTTCTCAGCAATGGGGACCGGCTTTTGTGCATTTTGGGATAGGCCGCATCTAATTGCATAAAATGCATGCCTTTCACAAGCGAAACAGCAAAACAGCTTCGAGGGCCTGGGGGTAGAAGGCGCAATCGCGACAAGGAAGCGGAGATAGTAGCCGGGCAATTGGTCAAGGACATTCTTGATCGAAATGCAGCTAGGCTTGGCAATCGTTGGGTAGGTCGTGCGCTTGGTAAGAACGGCGACAAAGTGCTAATGCACGCTATCGACAAGTTGATGCCTGATGAGCAAATCCAGCCGCAAGCCCCTGTTATCAACGTCCTCATTGCCGCCCAAGTCAGCGGAAATCAATCTCAACCTGAACTTCGGGCCAACGGTATTCAAATTTCTCTCGGCGGCATCAACGGGCGTAACGGAAACGGGGGCAACGGCTCGTGAAGTGGCCTGCTTTGGAACTCGTGGCGATGGCAAAACGCAGGGCGCATTTGGCGCTATGGTTGCTCATGCACAGATACATCGACAGCGCGGGTTCCCTTTGCCGATCAAGTGGATCGGCGTTACCGATACCTTCGCCAGCCATAAAAATAAAACTATCGAATCCCTTAATAATCCATTATGGCAGGGCCTTTGGCGTTTGCATGATGGGGGCCACGTCGCCGTCTTTGGGGTTCCGGGGTGCGAGCTGGTACACTTACACCTATTCGGGATCGAGGACCAGGGAGCAATGGATCGCGTTAGGACGGAGACTGTTGGCGTCTGGTTCGAGGAGCCTGCCCCTACCGCCGTTTTAGTGCAATCGTCAGGGGTAACTGAATTGGCTTGGCAAACCGCTATCACTTCTCAACGCATACCTTCCCATTGCCATCCGGCAATTATGACGCTCAACTATCCCGATGAGGATCATTGGACCTGGCAACGGTTTGTAGTCAAGCCGCGGGCCAGCTCTGCCTATTATCGTGTGCCACCGGGCGAACGTGCCAGCGAGTCACAACGAGCGGAATGGCGTGAAGCGTTGGCCGGTAGGCCGGATTTGCTTCGCCGCCTGCTCGATGGTCAACCCGGTGTTGTCATGCTGGGCCAGCAGGTAGCGCTAGGCTTCAACGAGGATCTTCACGTAGGCACCGGCTTGAAGCCGATCAAGGGCGAGCCGCTATTTATCGGCCAGGACGGCGGACACACGCCATGTACTATCATCGGCCAGGTGTGGCAGGGCCGCATATTTGTCTATGCAGCGCTCACAATTGACCGTGGCGGGATGCGCCAGCAGTATGAGACTAACGTATTGCCTTGGCTTGCTACCCATGCGCCTTGGGCGATTAAGGCCGATCAGATGATACGAGGCGCCTATGATCCTGCTATGCCCGATGATGAGAGCGATAGTGACCGAAATCCTATTGATGTGTGTTCTGAGCTGGTTGGGGGGACATGGGAGCCGGGATCAGTGGCTTGGGAGTCGCGTAAGAACGCGCTTATTACAGCGCTTAACAAACATGCGTCACCGGGCGTATTGTCATTGGCGTTGGACTCTGTTGGAGCAAAGCCACTTGTGCGGGCATTGTCGGGTCGCTGGTACTATCCTGAGAACCGAATTGGCGGAGTTAGCAAAGACTCGCCGTCAAAGCCTAACCACCCCTGGGAGGACTTGGGCGATGCGTTCTGCTACTTCCTCGGCGTTGCGATGCCTGAATTGAACGCGCCTGGACGCCCGCCGCTCCAGATGCACACCCACTTTGATCCGCGCCTGATCCAAACCAGACCGATTAGCAGCAACGTCAGTTTTGATCCTAGACGGAGGATGATGTAAATGGCCAGCCTATTCATGCCCCCGCCCAAGCCGCCGAAGCAAAAATTCCCCAAGCAGGAGAACCCCGAAGCCGCTAAGGCGATGATAAACAGGGAGCGGCACAGGAGCGCGGGGGCGAGCTTTCAATCAACGGTGGTGGGTAGCGGGCTCAAGACTAGCACGGGGGCGTGATGGATAATTTTAAGTTCTACGTTTATTACGGGGCCTGGGCATGTCTGTGGTGTATGTATGGTCTTTTATTTGGTTTGTGGGCCGGGTGACTGTTAAAGGACATTCCGTGAACGCTGATGACTTCATATTTCTGTTTGTCTTGGTTGGCATGGGGGCGATTCTGCTGATTGGAACGCTGACTATATTCCTAGGAGCACAATAACTAAATGCCAATCGACGGCACCCAAATCATAAAGCAATACGACGCGCTAAAGTCAGCCCGCAGCGGCCGTGACACCATTATCGACGTGCTGGCGCCCTACACCGACCCAAGCCGCGGCGGCACCAGGAACACGCCCACCGAGGGGCAATCTTGGATGACCGAGGTATACGACAGCCAGGGCCTATTCGCCCATGACTTGAGCGGCCACTATATCCAAGGCCAATCCACCAGCCCCGGTAAGAAATGGTTTAACCTGAAGGACCGTAACGACGCGCTCAACGAGGATGATGAAGTCAAGGAATGGTGCGAGGAAACGCGAGACCGGCAGCTTGCCGACATAGATCATAGCAATTTCTATGAGTCAGAGTTTCAGATTATCAAGGATTGGTACGGCATGGGCTGCGGCTCAGGGTTAGTCGAAGAGCGCAAGTTCGAGGACTACGCACCACAGGAAGGCTTCAGGGGCTTGAATCTCGGCTTTGACATGGCTGGCCGTTTCGTCGCTGGCTGGGATACCTGGGGCAAGCCACACCTTCACGGCATAGAGCGTATCTGGTCGGCTCAGGCGGCTGTTGAGCGTTTCGGCAAGGATCACGTCAGCGACAAGGTGCTGAAGTGCTACAACGAGAACAAGCACGATCAGCAGTTTAAGTTTATTTACTTTATCAGCTCGCGCAAGGGTGGCGAATATGGCGAGATCAAGAAGCAGAAAACCAAGTTCAAAGGCTGCTGGGTTGAGTACGAAAGCAAGTATGTCAACGAAGAAACTGGATATGATAAAATCCCATGCCTCGTACCGAGACAGAATGGCTTGTTTGGTGAACCGTATGGCCGTGGGCGAGGAGACATTGCACTTAACGACCTCCTCACGTTGTCGACCGGTAAGCGAATGTCCTTTGAAGATTGGGCGCTTAAGATCAGGCCCGTTACTATGGTACGTTCACAAGTTCTGTTCGGCCAGCAGAATCTAGTTCCAGGTTCATTTCTTCAAGCCAATTGGACGCTAGGCCGCCCGCTAAGCGATGCGTTCTTTCAGTACAACGGCGGCGGTTCACCCGAGATCAGCAACATCAACGAGGAACAGCTACGCCAGGCGATTCACCAAGCCTATTTGATTCAACAGCTACAGCAGCTCCTATCCGCCGAGGGCACGCACCAGCAGACCGCCTACGAGCGGGCGCAGATGGAGCGGCATATCCTGCGGCTGATTGCGTCGATCTATAGCAGCTTCATGAATCAGTTTTTGGAGCAATTCATCGACCTACACTTTGACATGATGTACGCGGCCGGTGAGTTTAGCCCCCCGCCCGACATCATGCTTCAAGAGGGCGGCAAGATCGACGTGGTGTTTGACTCGCCGTTGGCTACCACGCAGGTGATTGATGAGCTTCAGGCGATGGATGAGTTTGAAAACAGCATGTATCTTCACGGCAAGGAATACTTTGCGGCTACTCAAACGGCGTCACCCACGTTTGACTTGATTGATTGGGATGATTGGTTTCAGACCAAGGCGCGCAAGCTGAAAGTCCCAAGCGGGCCTATCCGCAGCGGTAGGGACATTGCGCTATTGAGGCAGAGCAGGGCGGAAGCGGAACAGAAGCAATCCGTCAATCAGGAGTTGGCCGGTGGGGCTGAGGCGTTGGGCAAGGTGGCGCCATTTTTGAAGGCTGTTACGGAAACTAAGAAGGCCGCATGAGCGAAGAAGAAATCAAGGCACTGGCGGCTGAGCTTGGATTAGACCCAAAGCGCGTTAGGTTGTTTAAGCCGTGGCAGTTTGAAGATATGGGCAGGTGCTACCGTTTCCGATATAGTTTTGGTGGGAAACATATTGATTACAGTTTTTGTCTTAGTAATGACGAGATAGCTAATGGCCATGAGGCTTTCGGCGTTAAGTTTTACGTTAACAAGGGGATGCGTGAATTAGCGGAGAAATTAGCTCAATGAACCTAATTCCCCAATGGCTAGCCGCTTGCTTCCCGAAGCACCGCATGTTCCCGACGCAAGCGGACGTGCTGCAAGCACAGGGCTTATACCGCGCCGTATTTGCCACACAGCAGGGCCGTGAGCTAATCGAGCTATGGATTGAACAAATCATGTTTGCCAATCCGCGCAGCACCGATCCGAATGAGTGCATTGCATTCGCCGTCAAGTGCGCGTTTATCGAGGATATTGTGAAAGCGTTGGACAAGGCCGAGAATCCCGGTAAGTATCAGGACATGGACAAGCCGCCCGCTGTGGGCGCGTTTGATCCGAGGAAGGCGGCGTAATGGACCCAGCAATCGAGCAGCACTTTACAGACGAATTGAAAGCCGATCCGGTAGTCACCGAGTATTATCAGAAGACTGATTACAAGTCGGTCCCGGATGTCCTCAAGGGCTTTGCCCACGCACAGAAGCGCCTCGGCTCGGTAGTGCCGCTGCCCAACGGGGACTCTAAGCCCGAGGACATCGCGGCGTGGCGCAAAGAGCACCTGCCCAAGCTCGTAAGCGCCAAGCTGGTAGACATGCCGGCTCAAGCGCCGGAAAAGTACGAGGTAAAGCTGCCCGACGGCGTGCCGGCTGAAATGTGGAGCGATGCCGATAGCGAGCTGGCAACGGGACTTGCAAAAAAGCATGGATGGACGCAAGAGGCGCTGAATGACGGATTAGCCGTTGTTGCCAGTGTGCTAGGTAAGGCTGGGGCTAAGGTTGTAGTCGACCGTCAGGCGGCTATTGCTGAAATCACACGATGGGCCACGGAAGATGAAAAGGTGCCTGTTGAGCAAGTCGACGCAGCACTTAAACGCTTTCATGCTGACCCGCGGAGCGGTTGGGATGACGCTACCAAGCAAGCCATGGCCGACGCCGGGCAAGCCGATAACCCGCTTGTGGTCAAGGCCATTTACAAACTGATGAAGGATTCGGGAACATTTGACACAAGAAACGATGGGGGCAGTATGGACGACCAGCAAACCATGGACGCCAAGGCGGCAACGGCTGAGGCTAACGCAATCATCCGCGACAAGGCAAACCCGAAGTATGCGCTCTATCACAAGGGCGACAAGGATACGCAAACCTACGTTGAAAACCTACTCAAGAAAGGCGTGCCCGGCACGTTGGAGATATAAATGGCAATCCAGCAAGACAAAAAAGTATTGGAAAAGCGGGCTAATAGCATCGACGTTAAGCGCGATATTTGGGAATCTGGCACCATGGCGGTGTCAATCGCTAACATGAAGCGGCGCGGTATTCCCAAGAGTGAAGCCGTTCGGCTGTCCGGCGTACCGTATGAGATTGTTGACCGCTACTACCGCGGCGGCGAGCTGGCGGGTAAGGGCGAAAAGGACGATTGATTAAGTAAAGTTCAGTTTCTTCCGGGTAACTAAGCCTTTCGGTTTGGTCCGGTGGCTCCACGGAAAGCCGTGGCGTTGACTCACGCAAAGAGTCAGATGGGGTCCGCGCAATGCGGGCAACTCCACCGAACATTGCCAGCCATGGATGACTGGTAACTAAAACCGAAAGGATAATCAGATGAAAATCTTTAGTTTTCTCTGGCGCTTGCTTGCGAGCAAGCGCGGATCTACGAGTTTCCCGCAGGCTTATGTGCATCAATTCAACCAAAATATCCTCGCCAACATGGAGCAACGCGAGGCTGTAGTGTTCGACAAGGTTGCGGCCGGAAGTAAGCACATGGGAGTCAGCGGCGCGATTGATACCTGGGAACGGATGGGCGGTGTCATGCTGGTGCCAATCGGCGCCCATGCTACCACGCCGATTCTAAACCCTAACCACACCCGGCGCGGCTGCCCGGTGCAGTCGATTGGCGGCGCGTGCCTGGTCAGCAAAAACGTTGACTTGGTTCGGGCGCTTATCAATCCGCAATCGGAGTATGTGCAGGAGCTGGGCGCGGCTGCGGTGCGTAGCCGTGATGCGGCTCTATTAGCGGCAGCGGTGGGTGACGCGATGGTTATCACGACCGCGGCGGCTACGGGTCAAATGACCTATGGTACTCAAGCGATGATTACCAGTCGGATCGTTGGCACGACTAACACGGCAATCAACTTGACCGTGATTATCAGCGCGGGTGTGTTGTTGTCTAAGGGCTCGGTCCCTACCGGCCCGGGTAACCGCGTGATGTTCTACGGGCCTGGGCAGGAAACCGACATCATGGCGATCACGCAGGCGGCGTCAAGCGACTTTACCGCTAACCGGATCATGGACCGCGGCACGATCAACGGCGACACCTGGCAGGGTTTTGATTGGACTCAGGTTGTCGATTACGTCGATCAGACCACATGGACTGATGACGCAACGGCGGTTGCCTTGCAGACAATCCTACCGATGTACGACGCCAACAGCCGGGCCATGATCGCAATGGCGAAGTCAGCGGTGGGGTTCAGCAGCGGTCAGGAGTTCACGCCGCGGGTGTCGGAAAGGGACGACCTGAATTACGATAATCAGGTCTACATAAGTGCGACTTTTGGCGCTGTACGCCTCTGGGAAGGCGCGGTCGTGGAGATCATCGCCAAGGAGAATTAAGAACAACGTCAGTCAATAAGGGTGGAAATGGAGAACACCCTAGAGAGGGCAAGTAAAATGTTTGAATTTATCAAGCGAGTATTGTTTTCAAATCGTGGCACGGCTTCCGAGCTGCGGTCTACCTCGTATCAAAACCACGACATCTTGGGCCGGCCATTTCGTTCAACGGAACGATTCGGTGAGGTTATTACGATTAGCGACGAGCACACCATCGGCGCTGGCACGTATGTTGTTGGCACTACCGAAACCGCAAGCGGGACGGTAAAGCTGTTCGTTCATCGCGCCGGGTGGAAGTGCATCGCCGCCACCGTGTCATCTGAGGCTGCCGGTGCCTCGGCTGGCGCCGGTGTGACGGCGGCGCTTGGCGACGGTACCACGGCGGATAAGTACATCACCGCGTTTGACGTTGACGCGGCCAACATTGCGCGACTTAACGCGACCGGGCATCACTACAAACCGTCAGCGGATAAGATCGTTATCTTAACGTGGTCGGCGGTAATTCCGGTGGCGACCAAGAAAATCTTCTACACGTTCCAGTTTGTGGCGTAGTGGATGTGGGAGTACGGTGGATACCGGGGCGAAGGCTGCGGAGAACTCTTAGGAGAACTCCGCGGCCAGCCCGCGATAGTAGCAGGGAATGGCAAAGGTGTCTTTGAGGAAGTTAGCGCAGCGCAGTCAAGCATGGGCCGACCTATTATCTATGCTGCTAACGATGTTGGCGTCTATCTGCCTCATGTCGATCATATGGTTAGCCTACATACTCCGAAGCTTGATCACTGGGTAGGATTGAGGCGCGATGCGACAAGCAAGGGATATGGCAATAAAGACTTCAGAGTCCATGACGGCGGCTTGTACGATGAAAGGGAGTGGCATCAATGGACTGGATTAACACCGATTATGGCGTTGTCAGGACTGTTTTCAGCGCAGATAGCGTGGCTTATGGGGTGCTCGCCTATTGTTTTATGTGGGTGCCCTACGGATGACACGCCTTGTTTTTGGCAATATGACGGAATCGCCAATGTTGCTTACGTGAGAGTGCAAGGCCAGTTCAAGGCGGAAGTGGACCGCAACCCTGAGTTTAAGAAAGCGTTGCGGTCAATGTCGGGCTGGAGCAAGGAGTATGTCGGTGGGGTTGATGCGTGAGTGGAAGATTGTGCCAGCGAAAACTCCTTACCTGGAGCTTGAGGCACAACTAAACGAAATAGAGCGTGAAGGCGTGTGGAACGTGGTTCAGGTAATAGCGACTAGTGGCGCCGCCTTTGTCGCACTCTCTCGAAACAAGGAGAGGGCAACAGATGAGCCTTAAGGGCCAGTGTAACCAGTGCGGAATCTGTTGCTTCCTCGGCGCTTTCAAGTGCGAGCACC